ACGAAAAAGCAGTAGTTGGTTTTATCGCATTCTTTATGCTAGTAGTAGCTTTAGTAGTAGATTTAATTACGGGAGCATGGGGAAAAGAATTACTAATCAACAAATTTATTTTTGATGGATTTATGGTAATTGTTTTAGGTTCATTTGGAATCGCATCAGTTGACAAGTGGATTAATAAAAAAGATAAAAAGTAATGAGTTTAAAAAGTTTACAAGAAAGAGCAGGAGTAGCCGCAGACGGTGCTTTTGGTCCTGGTACAATGAAAGCAGCAATGGAATTGCTTAAGTTAACTCCAATTCGTGCAGCACATTTCTTTGCCCAAACATCACACGAAACAGGTGGTTTTAAAGCCTTCAGCGAAAATCTAAACTATTCAGCACAAGGTTTGCAAGGTATCTTTGGAAAATATTTCCCTGGTAATCTAGAAGAATCTTATGCTCGCCAGCCTGAAAAAATTGCTAATCGTGTTTACGCATCTCGTATGGGTAATGGTGATGAAGCCTCAGGCGATGGTTGGAAATTTAGAGGTCGTGGTGCATTGCAATTGACTGGTAAAGCAAATTACGAGGCGTTTGCAAAGTATTTAGGAAACAATGAAGTACTAGAAAATCCTGATCTAGTAGCTACAAAATATTCTTTTGAATCAGCAATGTTCTTCTTTGAAAGAAACAAATTGTGGGCTATTTGCGATCAAGGGATCAATGATGCTGCAATTTTGGCATTGACAAAACGTATCAACGGAGGTATTCATGGTTTAGAAGACCGTAAAGCAAAAACATACAAATATTATCAATTCGTTAAATAAATAAACTATGCAATTAAGTGAACATTTATCTTTAGCAGAAGTAACACGTAGTGAAACTGCAAAACGCAGAGGGGTTTCAAACATGCCAACAGAAGCCCACATTGCCAATTTCAAGTTATTGGCCGAAAACGTTTTCGAACCAATCCGTAACCATTTTGGTAAACCAATCCACATTTCTTCAGGTTACCGTTCAGCTGCTTTGAATAAAGCAATTGGTGGTGCTGCTGGTTCACAACACTGTTCAGGTGAAGCCATTGATATCGATATGGATGGACATGCTGGTGGTGTTACCAACAAAATGGTATTTGATTTTATCAAAGAAAACCTTGAATTTGACCAATTGATTTGGGAATTCGGAACAGATACTAACCCAGATTGGGTACACGTATCTTACGAGTCAACAGGAAAGCAACGTAAGCAAATCCTTAAAGCGGTTCGTAAAGGTGGTGCTACATCTTACGTGCCATACAAATAATTATTTCTCTAGAAATGATTGGAGCCCCATTTAGGGGCTCTTTTTTTCCTTACGTACTTCCAATATTTATAGTACGACATGCAGAATTTTAAGAAAGATCAACAAATCCCTTTAGTACAAGTTACTGACCCAAATACGGGTCAAACATACTATGCCCCTCAAAATGTTGTTTATGATGAAAAAAACAACAACGGTCCACAATATTTAAGAAATGTTATAGTAGATCAAGCAGTATCTGCATCCTATTTTAGTGGGAGTATTACAAATGCAATAAGTGCTTCATATGCAGCTACAGCATCTTATGTGCTTGGCAGTATAGCAAGTGCATCATTTGCAACTAGTGCATCATATGCTTTAACAGCTTCATATGTAAGTGGTTCTGTAGCAGCACCGGGTGCAACAACTCAGGTTGTATTTAATAACGGAGGTGTATTAAGTGCTAATAGTGGGTTAGTTTATAGTGGAAGTTCATTAGGAATTAATAACTCATCCCCCCAATCTGGATTTAGGTTAGATGTGGGGGGAAATACAGTAACCCGAGGAGCATTATATGTACAAAACGATCTTTATTTTTTTGGCCCCTCAAACTCTAATATCAGAATCAGTGGATTAAGATTTACAGACCTCACCACCTCTACAACTCAGGTTAATATATCAACAACAGGTAATTTAGGTATTGGTATTGGAACTACTACAGCATCTTCCCGTCTTCAAGTACGTGGTTCAGGTGCAACATCTGCTACAACTGCTCTCCGCGTTGAAAATTCAAATGCTAGTGCTTCATTAATAGTATTAGATAATGGTAGCGTTTATTCATATGGTCCTAAATTTATAACGTCAAATACTGCATTTGGTGCAGGAGCTCATAATGCTTTGGATTCCGGAAGTAACAATACTGCATTTGGGGTTAATGCTCATTTATCCTTAACAAATGGTAGAAATAATGTGGGGGTAGGACTTAATGCAAATAGGAGTATTACTATAGCAGATAATAATACCGCTGTTGGATATCATGCGTTATATAATAATGTTACTGGATCTAATAACACCGCAGTAGGAGTTAGTGCACTCCAAAATAATCTTACAGTTAATAATGTTGCCATTGGTGGATATACTTTATTTAATACAACTATAGGGGGATTTAATACTGCTTTAGGATACTCATCTTTATTCACAAATGTTAATGGTTCCGCTAATGTTTCTATTGGGTATGCTTCTTTTTATAACCTAAATACAGGAAGTGAAAATGTCTCTTTAGGAAACAATGCTGGCAGATATATTGCCCCATCAACATCCCCCCTATCAAGCTCAGGTGAATCTATTTTTATCGGGAGCAATGCTCGTGCAAATGCAAATGGTGAAACAAACCAAATTGTAATTGGGGTTAACGCTAATGGTTTAGGTTCAAATACAGTTGTGTTAGGTAATTCAAGTATTACTAGAACAGCATTACAAGGGAATGTAAGTATAGGCACAACTGGATCTATCAACTCAACCCTTTATATTTCCGGCTCAGGCCGTTTTACAAATGGTTTAACTGTAACAGGTTCCTTCATATCTCCAAGTATAACCGGATCACTTTTAGGAACTGCTTCATATGCTACAACAGCAGCATATGCTCTAGACCATGCTCCTATAGCAAATACTTACATATGTAATGGTTATCTAAGTTCAGACCAAATATTTACCACTGGTTCAGATGAGATTATCAGATTTGAAAGACTTGATGATCCAAATAACTGGCTTACAGGTAACCAATTTACCCCAACTGTAGCAGGATATTATCATATTGATCTTGGTGTTTGGCTCGACAACCCAGGAACAACATCAAACCAGGTTAATGCTCAGATGAGAAAAAATGGAAATACTCATATGATTATTCAACAACCATTAAACAACACCACCGGACAAACTTTAGCAGGAAGTAAACTAATATATTTAGATGGATCAACTGATTATTTAGATTTTACAATTTTTCAAGCAGCTGGATCCTCATCTACAGGAACCCTCCTCCAAGGAACCCCTGATGGTTCAGGCACTTGGTTCTCAGCTTTCTTAGTAACTCAATAAAAGTACTTGGCTCCCTTAGGGAGCCTTTGTACATTTAGCGAAAATAAAGGTTATGCACGAGTTCATCAAAGAAAGTAGTATTCGCCACAGTAAAGAAATGGTTTTGAGCCATATCAAAAAGCTTCAACCACTCAACTACAATCGATTTATGTGGTGGAGAACCCATACAGACAGAGTTGTTCCACTAGGCAAACGTGCTTTGCTCAAGGACCGTATCCTAAACGGTGATTTCAACCCATCTTCATACTTTTGGCAAGCACAACTTGCGCTTTACACCGCAAAAGACAAGCTTGACTTGTCCAAACACGATACTCGCTATCAACTTGAGTTGATCGCAGTTGACATTCAACGTTACAAAAAGTTGATGGAAGACTTTGAGAAAGAAGAAACAAATCGCATGCTTGCCCTATATGAGGCCTTCACCTCTGAATACAAAATTTCTAGAGAAGAACTAGAGGAAAGATTCCTCAAATTCAACGGTACTATTCTAGAGTTCTATTACTATGCAGAAGAGTTTATTTATAAACTTCCTGCAAGTGTTCGAAAAGATAACCGTGGACGCCCTAAAAAAGTATTGAACCAACCCCTACCTAGAGTTTTACAAGTAAAACGTGGTAGACCTAAAAAGAATAATT